GAGTTCGCGTTCGACGAAGCCGCCGAGCGAATCGTGTTTCAGGGCGGGCATCATCTGGATGGCGTGAACTATAAAATCGTCAAGATGCTGATCGAAAACTTTCGGGATGCCAAGAAGCGACGAGCGCAGATTCCCTACCTCCGGTCAGAGGACCTGGCCGCCGGCCTGAATATCAGTGACCAATCAATGCGCCAGCAGCTGCGCAGGTTGCGTGAGGCACTCGACCCGCTGGCTGTAAAGTTCGGCATCCCGATGGATCGAAATACCTTCATTGAGACGAAGGAGCGTGCCGGCTATCGGCTGAACCCCACATGGCGGGAGGTTTCTGTCGGTGACATCGGGGGCGACGGCGAGTTGGCGCCATCCGCCTGAGCAAGCTCTGTCACAGACCGAACCGCCCAATGTCACAACCATTCTGCTGAAAGCCCTGGTTTCCGGGGCTTTTTCGTGTCCGAACGTCACAAGAAAGTTCGGACATGATCATATCGCCTGATCGGTAACACGCTGAAACTGCACGTCAATCCGGGAGCGCCGAAGCAACTGGATGAAGTGGAAAGCACATCAGCGGAGTTACATCCATGTCACTCAGGCATTTGAACCAGATCGAGCTCGCTGCTCGCTGGAACATTTCACACCGCACATTGGAGCGTTGGCGCTGGACGGGTGAAGGCCCGCAGTTCGTCAAGCTCGGTGGCCGCGTCGTCTATCGCCTTGAAGATGTACAGGCCTACGAGGCGGAGCAGATCCGCCAGAGTACCCCCGGCCGCAGCCACCAGGCATCGGCGTAGGGGGTGGCGATGATGATTTTCAAACGCACCACCAAGATCGCTGTCCTGCGCGAGTGCCACTACGGCCTCGACGGGCTTCCCGCCACTGTACGCGTCCCAACCCTCGCTAGTCGCGACGAGATGGTGAAGCCGATCGAGAGCGCAACTGTTGACGATCTCGCGTTTGCCTTGCTTGGCCTCAAGGAAAACTCGTCCGCTCTCCATCGCGAGATTGACGCGGTGCACATCATCCATGACGAGGCACGGAAGGCCGGTGCCCTCGGTACTGACATTGCTATCGACGTGATGATCGCCGCGAAGGAGGGCAAATAATGTCCCTCCCTATCATCACCGTGGACCAGCGTCTGGCTACGCCGCGCAGCATCAAGGGTTGCATCTTCGGCAAGTCCGGCATCGGCAAGACCTCGCTGTTGTGGACGCTCGATCCCGCCACCACGCTGTTCATGGATCTAGAAGCCGGCGACCTCGCCATCGAGGGCTGGGCAGGCGATACGATCCGCCCCAAGACCTGGGATCAGTGCCGCGACTTTGCCGTCTTCATCGGCGGTCCCAACCCGGCGCTGCGTGACGAGCAGCCCTATAGTCAGGCGCATTACGACGCTGTCGTCGCACGTCTTGGCGATCCTGAGCAGATCGATCGCTACCGGACGGTCTTCATTGACTCGATCACGGTTGCCGGGCGGCTCTGCTTCCAGTGGGCCAAGGGCCAGCCGGAGGCGTTTTCAGACAAGACCGGCAAGCCCGACATCCGCGGCGCCTATGGCCTGCATGGCCGCGAGATGATCGCCTGGTTGACCCACCTGCAGCACACGCGCTCGAAAAACATCTGGTTCGTCGGCATCCTTGACGAGAAGCTCGACGACTTCAATCGCAAGCTGTTCGTGCCGCAGATCGAGGGCGCCAAGACCGGTCTCGAGTTGCCCGGCATCGTCGACGAAGTCATCAGCATGGTCGAGCTCAAGGACGATGACGGCGTGCCGTACCGCGCCTTCGTCTGCCAGACGCTGAACCCTTTCGGTTTTCCGGCCAAGGATCGCTCCGGCCGCCTCGACATAGTCGAGCAACCTGATCTCGGGCGGCTGATGGACAAGATCCGCCATGCCGCGCGCCAGGTCTTTGCGGCATCCGCGACGGCCGCCCTTTCCCAACCCTCCCTCACCGCAGTTCAAGAACAAGGAGCCTGACCCATGTCGGCCTGGAACGATTTCAACGACGCCAAGTCCAATACCAATCTCATCCCGAAGGGAACGCTCGCCAAGGTGCGGCTCACCATCCGCCCCGGCGGCTTCGACGATCCGTCGCAGGGCTGGACCGGCGGCTATGCCACGCGCGGCTCGACCGGCGCCATCTATCTCAATGGTGAGTTCACCGTGCTGGAAGGTCAGTACGCCCGACGCAAGATCTTCACGCTGATCGGCCTTTACAGCCCGAAGGGGGCGGACTGGGCCAATATGGGGCGAGCCTTCGTGCGTGGCATGCTCAACTCCGCCCGCGGCCTCTCCGACAAGGACCTCAGTGAGGCGGCACAGGCTGCGCGGCGCATCAGCGGCTTTGCCGATCTCGACGGACTGGAGTTCGTCGCCCGTATCGATCTTGGCACCGACACCAATGGCGATGACAAGAACGAGGTCCGCGCCGCGGTTACGCCCGACCACAAGGACTATGCGGCGATCATGGGCATGGTCAGGGCAACGCCGCAGATCAGTACCACTCAAACGGGCGCTCCGCAGGGCACCGCCTATACCGAGGTCAAGCATCACGGCACGGCGCCGTCGTCGCGCCCGTCCTGGGCACAGTAGAGCGGAGGTGCGGCCATGCTGCTTCGCCCCCGCCAGAGACTCTTTGTCGAGCGTAGCCTGTCTGCGCTCGACGCCCACGCCAACACGCTAGGCGTAGCACCGACCGGCGCCGGCAAGACCATCATGCTGTCGGCAGTCGCCGGTAAGATGATCGGCGACAGCGATGCCAAGGCGGCGGTACTCGCCCATCGCGACGAACTGACCGCGCAGAATCAGGAGAAGTTCACCCGCGTCAATCCGACAATTGCTACCTCGGTGGTTGACGCCAGCGACAAATCCTGGCGCGGCCAGGTCACCTTCGCCATGGTGCCGACGTTGTCGCGCAGCACTAATCTCTGCAGCATGCCGGCACTCGATCTGCTGGTGATCGACGAGGCGCACCACGTCACCGCTGACAGCTACCGGCGTATCATCGACCAGGTGCTGAAGCTCAATCCAGCCTGCCGCATCTTCGGCGTCACCGCGACGCCCAATCGCGGTGACCGCAAGGGACTGCGCGAGGTCTTCTCCAATGTCGCCGATCAGATCCGCATCGGCGAGTTGATCCGTTCCGGCCATCTGGTGCCGCCGCGCACCTTCGTCATTGATGTCGGCGTCAAGGACGACCTCGCCAAGGTCAAAAAGACCGCCAGCGATTTCGACATGGGCGAGGTCGAGCGCATCATGAACCGCACGCCGGTCACTGATGCTGTTATCCGACACTGGAAAGAGAAGGCCGCCAGCAGGCAGACCGTGGTGTTCTGCTCGACCGTTGACCACGCGCGCAGCGTGACTGACGCCTTCAATGCAACTGGTGTCGCGGCTGGTCTCGTCCATGGCGAGATGGGTGACGCCGAGCGCAAGGCGGTGCTTACTGCCTATGCCGTTGGTGAGTTGCAGATTGTTGTCAACGTCGCCGTGCTGACCGAGGGATGGGACCATCCACCGACCTCCTGCGTCGTGTTGCTGCGCCCGAGCTCCTTCAAGTCGACGATGATCCAGATGGTCGGGCGCGGTCTGCGTACCATCGATCCCAATGAGCATCCGGGAATCGTCAAGACCGATTGCATCGTTCTCGATTTCGGCACCTCGAGCCTGATGCACGGCTCGCTTGAACAGGAAGTCGATCTTGTCGGGCACGAGGCATCCGGCGATGCGCCGACCAAATGCTGCCCGCAATGCGAGGCCGACATCCCGCTCGGCTGCCGTGAATGCCCGCTCTGTGGATTCGTTTTCGATGCCGTCGAGGATGGCGGTGACATTCCACTCAGCGATTTTGTGATGTCGGAGATCGACCTCCTGAAGCGCTCCAGTTTCCGTTGGTGCGACCTCTTCGGCGATGACGCCGCGCTGATGGCCAACGGGTTCTCCGCGTGGGCCGGCGCCTTCTTCCTCAATGGTCGCTGGTATGCAGTTGGCGCTGCGAAAGGTATCGAGCCGCGCCTTCTGGCGATCGGCGAGCGCATGGTGTGTCTGGCCGCAGCGGATGACTGGCTGAACCAACACGAGTCGGATGAGAGCGCGCACAAGACCCGTCGCTGGCTATCGCAGCCGCCGACAGACAAGCAGCTAGCGTACCTTCCGGCCGATTACCGGCACGATTTTGGACTGACCCGCTATCAGGCCTCGGCGCTCTTGTCTTTTCAGTTCAATCGTAACGCCATCCGCAGCCTCGTCTTCGGCGCCGATCAGCACGAACTGGTGAGGGCTGCGTGATGATCGACGCGACCGAAGCGGAGCGGGCGGCGATCCGCAGCACCATGAAACTTGTTGCCGAGATCATGGAGGAGATCGGTTGGCAGACACGGTTCTGCGATCTCACCGAGCAACAGGTGCTGACCCTGATCGAGGTCACCGTCACCGGCTACCAGGACGCGCTGCGCGAATACGTCGCCACCAACTCCACCGTCGATCCGGAGGTGCCGTTCTGATGCTGGATTACAACCACAAACCCAAGCCTGGCGAACAGATCACCGCGATCATCGATGCCGCACTGGTTGCCGAAAACGAGGTGAGACCGCGCCGCGACTATCTTGGCGGGTCGCGCCTGGGTGTTGCTTGTGAGCGCGCCCTGCAGTTCGAATTCACCGACACGCCGAAGGATGACGGTGCCAGCTTCTCCGGCCAGACTTTGCGCATCTTCGCGATCGGTCATGCGCTCGAGGAACTCGCCATCCACTGGCTGCGCACCGCCGGCTTCGATCTCTACACAAGCAAAGGCAACCGTCCCGACGGCGAGCAATTCGGCTTTGCCGTCGCTGGCGGTCGTGTTCGAGGCCATGTCGACGGCATCATCGCAGCCGGCCCGCAGCTGTCAGGCATGTCATTTCCGGCGCTGTGGGAATGCAAGACCATGAACGCCAAGAACTGGCGCGCCTGCGTCAAGGACGGCGTGACAAGGTCGAAGCCGGTCTATGCCGCCCAGATCGCGATCTATCAGGCTTACATGGAATCCACCGTTCCGGGTATCGCAGCAAACCCGGCGCTGTTTACCGCCATCAACAAGGACACCGCCGAGCTCCACCACGAGCTTGTGCCCTTCGACGCCGAACGTGCTCAGACCGCCAGCGATCGTGCCGTGCGTATTCTCGCCGCCACCGACGCCGGCGAGCTGCTGCCGCGTGTCGCCACCAATCGGGATTTCTTCGAATGCCGCTTCTGTCCGTGGGCCGACCGATGCTGGGAGCTGTCGGCATGAGCGAGGAGCGCGACGACAACATCATTCATTTCAATCCCTGGCGCGATTTCAACGATGCTCCCATGCAGATCGATGTGTTCGGCGATGAGCCTGATCCCAACCAGATCAGGCAGTTCATGGGGGTGGTGTTCGGCTATTGCGATGGCCTGATCCCGGTACGCAGCTTCATCGACAAGGGCCAGGGCTTCGACGGACGTCCCCATAACATCTGGATCGAAGCCGACAGCGCAGTTGCCGACAAGATGGCGACCTTCGCCAACTGGGCCGGTCGCGAAGGTGCGGCGGTCTATGTCATCCCTGGCACCGTCGCCGCTAAAGGCCAGGCCAAGGCCGCAGACATCCTGCAGATGCAGACCGTGGTGGTCGATATCGACACCGGCGACATTGCTGCCAAGCGCGCTCATCTCGAGCGCCACCTCGGTTCGCCCACCATGGTGGTGGAAAGCGGTGGCGTAACGCTCGAGGGTCAGCGCAAGGCCCATATCTGGTGGAAACTGGCTGAGCCTGTCGAGGGCGACGACATCGCCCGCATCTGCCGCCTGCGCGGCGACATTGCCGCAAAGGTTGGCGGTGACACGCATTTCCGTTCGGCGCATCAGCCGATCCGAGTCGCAGGCTCGGTCTATTACAAGAACAACCTCAAGACGCAGGTGCGGATCGTCGAGCTGAATGCGCGCCTCGAGCGTGATCTCGAAGAGTTCATCGAGGCCGTCAGCGACATGCCGCCCGCGCCGGGTATCTCGCTCCAGCCCGACTTTTCCGCGCCCGACAAGCCTGCCGTCGCCGATGTGCTGGTCACGCCGGTGCGCGAAGGCGCGCAGGATGCCTGGTCACGCTTCGAGGGCGCCTCGGCCGCCATCGGCCATTACATCCGCATGGTGCATGACGGCCGGCTGTCGAATGAGGAGGGCTGGCAGGCGATCTGCGGCTACAACGCCGCCATGCTGCGCCCGCCCTGGCCGGTGGAACGCTTGAAGCGCGAGTCTGAGCGACTCTGGGCCATCCATGTCGAAAAGCATGGACCGCCGCTGATCCGCCTCGGCGGCGCAGCACCCGCGCCGAACGAATTGCCCACCTTCACCCTCGGCGCGTTGCTCGACGACACAAGCCCGATGCCGGACGACATCATCGCACCACGCGTGCTGACGCCGGGCGGCCTCCTTGTGCTCGGCGGCGCCCCCAAGGTCGGCAAGAGCGATCTGCTGATCACCTGGCTCGTCCATATGGCAGCAGGCGTTCCGTTTCTCGACTTTACCCAGTCACGACCGCTGCGGATCTTCTACCTGCAGGCCGAGATCCAATACCACTATCTGCGCGAGCGCATCCAACTGATCAGCCTGTCTCCTGCTGTGATTGCTGCCGCGCGCGACAATCTCGTCGCTACGCCGAAACTGAAGATGCTGCTCGACGCCGACGGCAGCGTGCGCGTTGCCGAGGCGATCCGGCGCGCTTTTCCGGTCGAGCCTGTTGATATCATCTGCATAGACCCGATTCGCAATCTCTTCGACAGCGGGCCGGACGGCGGCGGCGAAAACGACAACGCCGCCATGATGTTTTTCCTCAAGGATCGGGTCGAGGTTCTGCGCGATCACATCGATCCCGATTGCGGCGTGATCCTCGTTCACCACACCAAGAAGCTCTCCAAGCAGCAGGTCAAGGACGACCCATTCCTTGCACTCTCCGGCGCCAGCGCGCTGCGGGGCTTCTACACGAGCGGCCTGATCCTTCATCGCCCCAACGAGGAGGTTTCCCAACGCCGTCTCGAAATCGAGTTACGCAACGGACCGGCGCTGCCCGCAAAACTCGTCGACAAGGTGAATGGTCAGTGGGTCGAGATCAATCCGATGAACGAGCGGCTGGTGCGTGCCGAGGTCGGCGCCAGGCATGATGCCGAGCGCGTGCGTAAGCAGGATGTCATCCTCGCCATTCTCTTCGACGAAGCAGCTGAGGGGCGGCTCTACACCATCAATCAGTTCGCCGAGGCTTTCGAGAACAAGGTCGGACTCGGAGGCAAGGACGCGATCCGCGATCGGATCAACGTGCTGGCGACCAAGGGCTTCATCAAGTTCGTGCGCGATGGCGCACCCTATGGGCTTGGGCCGTCGCGGTCGCGCTTCGGTTTCCTGTGCGTCGAAGGAATGACCATCCCCGTCGACGGCGAAGACGTAGATCCGGCCACCGGTGAGGTGTCGCCCGTCGGCATCATCGTGCTGCCCACTCATTATAAATCACCGCAGACCGGCGCGCTTCTCGAGGTCGAGAACCCGCTCGTCTGGGTCTATCCGGAGGGCGAACGGTCATGATCGCCCACGCAGAACACCTCCCGCAGAACTGCGCGCTGACCGGTTTGAACCAGATGGGGCGCATTTCCGAAACTGCCCCGCCATCGCTGCGCGGAGCTTCGCTCAGCCCAGTTGTGACCAGATTGGACTCGCTGCCGAAACTACCCCTGCAGGATTGCGTGCGAGCCGGATCGGCTTCGCTGCAACCAGATTCGGCCGGATGTGCCGTCCGAAACTTCCGAAACTGGAAAATCAGCAGCCACATCAATGCATTGATGCTGGTCACAAGAAGTGGGGGTGAAACCCACCCCCTACGGGGGTGGGGGAGAACGCCGCAGGCGGGTTCTCCCACTCCCACCCCCAGAGGGTTTCGCGCGCGTGGCCTGTCCTGGTCCGAACATCCCGATCCGACGACGGCGATCCCGTACCGCCAAGCACATGACCGCCGTCGTCTTCCACCCGAGCAGCCAACCACGAAGGAGGCCACCCATGGCTGACCCGACTCTTCGCATCACGAGCCGTGACGCAATCCCTGCGCTGTCCGTCACGACACCGCATCATCGCTGCATCGTCGCGCTCGACCTCGGCACCACGACCGGCTGGGCCCTGCGCAATGCCGATGGGCTGATCACCAGCGGAACGGTGTCGCTGCGTCACAGTCGCTTCGATGGTGGCGGCATGCGCTATCTGCGGTTTTCCAACTGGCTGGCCGAGACCGACCGGCTGTCCGGTCCGATTGCCGCCATCTGGTTCGAGGAGGTCCGTCGCCATGTCGGTACCGATGCCGCGCACGTCTATGGTGGGTTGATGGCCACGCTCACCGCATGGTGCGAGCACCACGGTATCGCCTATCAGGGTGTTCCGGTCGGCACCATCAAGCGGCACGCGACTACCAAGGGCAATGCCGATAAGGCGGCGATGATCGCCGCCATCCGCGCCCGCGGCTTCGCACCCACCGATGACAACGAGGCCGACGCCATCGCACTCCTGCTCTGGGCGATCGAGACCAGCGGAGGTTTGTGATGACGCGCTTTCGTCTTCCCGATCGCCGTGCCGCCGAGACGATTGCACTCGAGCATGGCGGTGCGCGCTTCATGGTCACGATCGGATTCTATCCGGACGGCCGGCCCGGCGAGGTGTTCATTCACGGGGCGCGCAGCGGGTCGGGCATGGATGCACTGCTGGCGGATGCCTGCGTCGTGGTGTCCTGCTTGATCCAGCATGGCGTGGTGCCGAACGATCTGGCCGCCAGCATGGGACGCTTCGGCAATGCCGCGCCGGCCTCGGTTATCGGCGCTGTCGTCGATCTGGTTGCCGCTGCAGGGACCGCGCTGATGCCGGAGGTGCAGCCGTGAGAACCATGCGCTTCATGCCACCCGGCTATGGCGGTCACCGCCGCGATCCCGATCAGATCAAGCGCGACGGTTGGCGCGATCAGGGACTGCTTGCCGTGTCGCTCGACGATCACCGGCT